CACATAAGATAAACTTCCAATTTTATCTTTAAAATCAATTGTTTTGAAGTCTTGGAAAGTTAGTTTTTCTTTTGGAAATAATAGGCCCTCTCTAGGTGTTGGATTTTGCATGTACTGAGTTTGAAAAACCATTTCATTAACTTTTTTCAAATGTCTTAATTCTTCAATTGTATGTTTTTCATTCCAAAGGGCTGTTCCATCGTTTTTAATTACCGGCATGCTTACAACGTGCCAATCTTCAGGCTCAATATCAATTAAATATCCGCAAAGATCGTTTTGGTGTAAACGTTGCATGATTATTATAATTGGAGTTTCACGGCTGTTAACTCTGTTTCTAATTGTTGAATCAAATTTGAAATTTACCTTATCTCTCAAAGTTGCGCTTTCTGCATCGTCTGGCTTAATTGGATCATCAATAATAATTGCACCGCCAAACTGTATTATTTCTTCATCTTCAAAGTTAGTTTGACCAGCACCGAATCCGGTTACTTGACCACTTGCTGAACGTGCCAAAACGCCACCTCCATCAGTAGTATACCATTTATCTTTCGCTTTGGAATCTTTTTTGATTTGTACCCATGGAAATAAACTTTGGTAAATACCTGACTGAATAAGGTCTTTTATTGATTCGGAGTTATCGAGTGCCAAAGTGTCCGAATAAGACAAATGAATAAACCTAGATTTCGGATTATTTGCAATTGACCACGAAATAAACATTTTTACAACTATCTCAGTCTTTCCGTAACGTGGAGCAACATTGAAAATAGTTCTGTTATTTTGACCTTTGGATATTAACGTACATTCATCAAATAATACTTGATGGTGTGAATTAACACTAAAACGCTTACCGTTTAATTCTTTGAAAAAATAACGGGTAAAAAAAGAAAAGTCTTTTAAACATTTTGCACGTATTAATTCAATTTCAGTAATCATTTTCTAAATCCTCAGCTTTTTTCTTTGCTTGTTCGGGTGTTAATTGGTTTATGGATTGACCATTTGTGGTTACATCGGTTTGGTCTTTGATACCTTGAATCCGTGCGACTAGGTTTGAATTGAACGCCCCTAACATAGCCCCCTCGATTTGTTGTGTGTCGATTATGGTTTCAATATCTGTAATGACCCGTAAAAAATCCTCAGAACAAGTCTTTTTAAAATTTCTTAACCAATCCTCTGAACAACCGATATAAAGAAATAAACCACCCCTTGTATAAGGTCTTTTTGTGGTCTTTTCTTCATCTGAACAACCTCTATCAGAACTTGTTTTTTTGTAAGAGTTCCAAGTTGTATCATTATCACAAACTTCGAAATACTCGCAAGCCGTTTGCCAAAGTAACTCAGGGGTACTAAATAGAGAATCACGCCCATGTTTTGAGCGCAACTTCCATAACTGATTACCTTTTTCAAAATCTGCCATTAGTATCTAAATTTACCCTCTAATTTACCATCAACTGAATAATTACTTTCAATTGTGTAACCTATGCTTGGATCTTGAAACTCAATAAGTATATTACTTGATGAAGTAGTGTAATTGTACTTAATCTTTTCATTGTCGTAAACAACAACTGAATCGGACTTAGTCAATGTTACATCTCCCGAACCTTTATTGATATTCAATGTTGCAACTCCGCCAATCATTTCAACGTACATTACTTTTTGAACTTTCGTTGAACACGCATACATTGAAAGAAACAACGATGCGACTATTGATAATTTAATTAGTTTTCTCATATCCTGAATTTTTTAATGCTCTATTGCTTTTCACTAAAATAACAATAAACAAAGTTAGTAAAATAATCAATTGGAATGCCAAAGCTAGGATAAACCAAAGCCAACCGAAAATTAATAGAACGGTTAGATTTATCCAAAGAAAAATTAATCCAGTAATATCTTTCTGTACGATTTCCTTTTCAGTTACCCACGTTTGGATATTTGGCAAACCTTTCCAAAGGATAATAGATTTTAATACTCTGATTTGAATGTACACTAATACTGCAAAAATTGCTAGTGCGTAATATTTGATTTGTTTCATGACTTAAATTTACAATTTATTTTTTGATTGAATACTTTAAAAGACTTTCAAAAACTTCTTTCGCTGAATGATCCGCTAGAAATTTATTCATTTCATCGTCTTTTTGCAGTTCATTTGTTCGTGGGCTTATCAATGTTGGTGGCTTTTTATGTTCGTGTAAACCAAAAACAAAAGTTGAATTATCCTTTATCAATCTCACATCAATACCACCCTCTCGCATTGTCGAATAATCGTAAGGATTATTACAAGGAACTAAACCGCATTTAGTGTACCTAAACGGCTTGTAACCTATCGAAATTAAATACTCAATTATTTTCATAAATATTAAATTTACTCTGGCATCACACCACAACATTTAGCAACTATCGCAATAATAACCACTATTGCAACTCCAAAGATTAACCGCTCAAAGTTTTTACCTAGCGGTTCGTGTCGGTTAAATTTTCTCATAGTTTTTCGATTTCTTGTTTTACTTCTAAATAAAAAATACTTGCATTATCTGAATATGTATCTGGTAATTCATTTAAAACAAATAATATCTCATCAACTGCAATTAAAGCACATTGTTTAGCTTCCTCAATATCTATCCTTTCATCTGTAACATGAAAAAACATTGTTTCCTGAAATCTATGAACTAACTCCCTCGCTTTTTCTTTACTCTCCATACACCAATTTTATAAATTTACTTAAATCTCTGTGGTCGTTGATACCGAATACTTGAAAGTCGTTTAAGAATATTTTTATTCCTAATTCATCAAATGAAACATCTATATCCTCAAATGAATACATATCTAAATCTTTATGAAACTCAAAGTCTAACGCTCTTAGTTGGTTCTCTGTTATCATTTTACGTCACGTTTAGCAATTGCCATCCAATAGTCATGACCTTGCGGTGTTTCATCGTACCAAAATGCAAGCGTAATAAAATACTCAAACAATCTATATTCGTCATTCATTAACTCATGGAAATTATTCTCCGCATTTTTCACATTTTCTCTAAATTCCTTTTGTTCTTGTTCACTTAAATAAGCAAACCATTCTATACCTTTTTTCATCTTATAAACAATTTTCGTTATACCACTCTATAGCTTGCTCGTTAGTACTGAAACGTCTAATGTGCGTTTTAGTCTTTACATCTCTAATTACCCACCAACCACGTAAATATTTAATTTCGTACTTTGGTCTAATGTTTTCGGATATGATAATCGAACCAAATAAGACCGTTAACATCACAATAACCGTTGCAATTAATAATTCATTTTGCATCACTTTGTTTTTTTAGTTTCGTACTCTCGATAATTCTCCGCTAACTTTTTGTATTCATCAGCGTATTTGGCAGTCACTTTGGCTTGCACCATGACCGCGTCTTTTACTTTCTTTCTTCCAGCGTTCCTATCGTTCTTCATTTCGTTTAAATATTTCAGCAAATATAATACTATTATTTTAATAAACTAATATTTTATAAATATTCTTTAAATTTCTCTATCTCGCTATCTATTTCAAACTTGTTTTGTATGTATTCATCTGGAGTTGGTATGTAACAGCCTTGCATACTTGCAAATGTTCTAATCCATTCAATAAATTCAGTCATTTGTTTAGTGTCTAAATCCCTTGTGCGTTTCGTTTTGGTGTTTTCTCCATCGAAAGTATGCATAAAGTGACACGCTCGTTTCAAAAGTTGCTTAGCGTCATCTAAATGGTTTCCGCTTTCAATTGCAAATAAAGTTATGCAAACGTGCAAATAGCTATTTTGAGATAGTGTACGAGTCTTTTTCTTTTCCGTTAACTCAATTATACACTTCTTACTCAATAATGCGTCTAAACGGCTTAAAAGCTTGTTTACTTCTAATTCTTTTGATGTGTCGTAAATCATAATTCCCAAAATTTTAAAATGTGTTCAATAACTGGTAAAGTCCAACCATCGCCTAAAAGACAAGCAGCTTGATTTCTAGTTAATATTTTTGTATATCCTTTATTAAATCCTTGCAATACTTCAAGTTCATTTTGTGAAAAATATCTTAAATCATTATTTTGAAATACAAAGTATTCATTATTTCTCAAAAGACAATTTGATTTATCTTTCATTGAGCGACCACGTCTTGTTTTACTTTCCAGGTAGCTTAAATCTACACCTTCATTGTTTGCAATATCTACAAATCCGATAGTAGTAGCTTCTTTTACTCTTAAGTAAGTTTTATTGTCTTTAAAAATTAAATTTGACATTCCTATTTCAAAATATCTTTTTGCCATTTTTAACGGTGTTTTTAATGGTCTAGAATTACTTTCTAATAAACACATACTTTTCTGTTTATCTGAAAATCCATTTTCTAAAATATCTTGTAATAAAATTCCTTTGTCTTTTGGCTGTGGAATATCTGTAACTATATCAAACATTGTTTCTTTTGTTCTTATATTGGACCAGTAATAACGGTCACGAAGTTGTGCGGTCAAAAGTGAACTATTTATGCGAACAGGATAAACTCCCAAAGCCCTTGACATTATTCCAACATCTAACTTTGAAGCTGAACCAACATTTTCTTGTAAAAATTTAACTTTTGGATTTAACGATTTACAATGTTCCAAAATTTCCACGAATACAAAAAACAAACTAGATTTTTTACCGTTTATTCCTGCTCGTTTTCCTGCAGCTGATAAATCTTGACAAGGCGAACCGCTACCTATAAAATCAATTGTACTCCAATCAATATCCCACTCTCTCCAATTCAAAATATTTCCTACTTGAATAGTGTCATGGAAATGGTGTTGTGTTAATTCTATTGCGTATGGCTTTATCTCACTTGAATAATACTTATCTACTTTTATACCTATATTTTCCATCGCTTGACGTAACGTATTCATCCCGTTAAATAAGCTGACTACATTTATTTTTTTCATTTCAATAAGTTTTTATATTTTTCAATCATTTCTTTTATCTCAGGAATAGAGTATTTACGGCTTTCGTGCGCTCGTTTCTCTAAGTCATCAATTCTTTCTTGTCCTATGCGA